ATAAAGTAATGACTTTACGTGGTTTTTATTATACATATAATGAATTAGCAAAAGAGAATGGATATACTGATGAGAAGGTTCAATTAGGGGTATCTGCACAAGAAGTTGAAGCGGTATTGCCTGAAATTGTAACATTAGCACCTTTTGATATGTGTGGTGATAATGACCCAATCAATGGAGATGGTAAATTGTATTCTAAATCTGGACAACATTATAAGACTGTAGATTATAGTAGATTAACACCATTATTAATTGAAGCTATGAAAGAATTAAAAGGTGAATTGGATTTAGCTAGAGCTGAAATTAAAGAATTAAGAGAGGCTATATATAAAAAATAAAATTAGTTATATTTATAGAATATAAACACAAATAATTTATTATGGGATTAACATACGCATGGGAACTAACCGCATTGAAAAAACAAAATTCTGAAAATTTTGAAAATATAGTTGTTGGTACTAATTGGAAACTAACTGGTACTGATGAAGATGGTAATTTTGGAATTTTTAATGGTGCAACTCCATTTACACCGCAAGACCTTAATGGTGATGGATTTGTTGATTATCAAGACCTTACCGAAGATTTAGTATTAGGTTGGGTTAAGAACTATGTAAGTGGTTCATATCAAACTAATTATATGACTCATATAAACGGACAAATTCAAAAAGAAATAGATAATAAGAAATACTCTAAAATTGAAGTTGGTACTGCAGATTTGCCTTGGTCCCCAACATCTGGAAGTAATACATATCCAGCACCTTCTGGTTCTGTTCCGGGTTATTAATTAACTAAAACAAAATTATAAATGTCCAAAGTGCAGATTTAATAATAAATTTGTGTTTTGGACATTTTCTTTATATTTATATGAGTATTAATGTAAGTAATTACTAATACACAATTAAAATACAAATAGAAGAAACAAAATGTCAGAAAGAATCGTATCACCCGGCGTTTTCACAAGAGAAAATGATTTATCCTTCTTAGCACAAGGAGTAGGAGAAATTGGAGCAGCAATTATAGGACCTTTTAAGCAAGGACCTGCATTCATTCCAACAATTATAAGAACTCAATCAGAGTTTGAGGATACCTTTGGTACTCCCGATGGAACTTATTATAGTGAGTACGCAGTACAAAACTATTTAAGAGAAACAGGACAAGTAACTGTGGTAAGAGTTGGTGGTGTTGGTGGATACCAACAAGTAGCACCTTTAGCAATATTTGCGTCTGGTTCATCGGCTCAATCAGTAGGTACTAAATTAATTGGTGTATTACACTCAACTAAAGTAGGGGATGAAAAAGTTGGTTTTACTGGAGCAACTGTAGTTAGTGATTCTAATACAGATGGTTCATTTGTAATTAACACATTAACTGCTGGAGTAAACGTATCAGCATCAATATTATCATCAGCAACAAATGATTTATCAGATGTATTTGGTGAATCTCCATTTGGAGCAAAAACAGCATACGCATATTCATACTTTGAAAATATGGCTGGATACTATACTGGTTCTGCTGGAAATAACATTGTAATAACTAGAGTGGTATTACCAACGCAAGATTTTGCATATAATACAACTGAAGCGCAAACACCAATGGTACAATCTCAATTGATTAGTGGTGAAAGATACGACTTATTTAACTTTGTGACTTTAGGACATGGTGATATTTACAATACAAAATATAAAGTAGGTATTTCAAATGTTAAAGCAGCTGGTGAAGATGGAGCAACTGATTATTCTACATTTACTGTAACAATTCGTTCATATAGTGATACTGATAAGAGAAAGAGTGTAATAGAAACATTTAATAATGTAAACTTAGATGCAGCATCTCCTAACTATATAGCTAGAAGAATTGGTGACAGATATAATACAATTGATTCTGATGGTAAAATAACTGAAAATGGCGATTACTCAAACAAATCAAAATATGTAAGAGTAGTTGTATCAGCAGCAGGTTCATTCCCAATATCAGCAGCACCATTTGGACATGGAGCATATACAAACCCAATTAAAGCAACAAACAATGCAGAATCACTTTTAGTTCCTGCAGTAACATTCCAAACTAACTCAATTGGTAACACATCATCATCTCCAATATACTTTAGTGGATTTGATTTTGAAACAACTGGCGTTAAATTAGATAACTCACAATACTTAAAAGCAATTCCTGTTGGAGCTCAAACTGGTTCTAATACGGCATTCGCATTTGATTCTCAATTAACTTATGTAATGACTGGTTCAGCATCAACTGATATGGTTAAGAGACAATTCATATTAGGATTCCAAGAAGGTTTTGATGGTATGAATCCAACTGTAATTAAAGCTAAAGCTGGTGATACTGATTGGGGTAATGCAAATACGCAAGGATTTAATTGCGCATCTTCAACATCATCTGGTTCAGTAGCATACACTAAAGCAATCAACGCAGTATCTAATCCTGATGAGTGGGATATCAATATGGTAGTAACACCTGGTATTGTAAGAAGTTTACATCCTGCAATTGTAACAAAAGCAATTGATATGGTTGAAAGTAGACAAGATGCATTTTATATCGCTGACTTCAATGATTATGATGATACAATAACTGAAGCAACTGAGCAAGCAAACGCAGTTGATTCTAACTATGTAGCAACTTACTATCCTTGGGTTAAGACAATAGATACAAACACAAACAAATTGATGAGTGTTCCACCATCAGTATTAATGCCCGCTGTTTTCGCAGCTAACGATAGATTAGCAGCAGAATGGTTCGCACCTGCTGGTTTGAATAGAGGTGGTATCACTGGAGCAGTTAGTGTATTGAATAGATTAACACATTCTGAAAGAGATACTCTATATGAGAACAAAGTAAACCCAATAGCAGCATTCCCTGGACAAGGTATTGTAGCATTCGGACAAAAGACATTGCAAGATAAAGCATCAGCTTTAGATAGAATCAATGTTAGAAGATTACTTATCGTTCTTAAGAAGTTTGTAGCATCTACATCTCGTTATTTAGTGTTTGAACAAAATACATCTTCAACTAGAGCAAGATTCTTAAATACGGTTAATCCTTATTTAGAAGCTGTACAACAAAGACAAGGTCTTTATTCTTTTAGAGTTGTAATGGATGAAAGTAATAACACACCTGATGTAATTGATAGAAACATATTAGCTGGACAGATTTTCTTACAACCGGCAAAGACGGCGGAATTTATCGTAATAGATTTCAACATCTTACCAACTGGAGCAAGTTTCTCAGCATAATATAGAAAAACAAAAAGTAGATATTTATTAATATAAAATAAAAAGAATAAAATGGCAGAAATATTAGATTTTAATAAGATGTTCTATACGAACTTCGAACCAAAAATGAAAAATCGCTACATCTTAGAATGGGATGGTGTACCGGGGTATATGGTTAAAGCAGCAGCAAGACCATCAATCCAATTTGAAACAATCACTTTAGACCATATCAACATCAAAAGAAAGTTGCAAGGTAAAGGTGAGTGGCAAGATATTACAATTACTCTTTATGACCCAATTGTACCATCAGCTGCACAATCAGTAATGGAGTGGATTAGATTGGGACATGAATCAATTACTGGTAGACGTGGATACGCAGATTTTTATAAGAAAGATTTGGATTTCTATATGTTAGGTCCAGTTGGCGATAAAATTGAACAGTGGAAAATTAAAGGTGCATTCATTCAGCAAGCAAACTTTGGTGATGTATCATTTGATTCTAACGAACCTGCAACAATTGAATTAACATTATCTTACGATTACGCTATTCTTGAATACTAATCTAAAAATAACAAAAATAAGGGGATTTCAAAAGAATCCCCTTTTTTATGCTTTCTAATTTTTTAAAAACTATGTATTTATATATACAAACTTAAAACAAAGTAAAGTTATGACAGAAAAAACATATGATTTTCCAACGGAGGTATTAGATTTACCATCAGGAGGAAAGATTTATCCAAAAGAGAGTCCTCTTTCATCTGGACAAATTACTATAAAGTATATGACCGCAAAAGAGGAAGATATACTTGCATCAACAAATTTAATTAGAAAAGGGATAGTATTAGATAAACTATTTGAATCTATTATTGTAGATAACGTAAATCCAAATGATATTATAATTGGTGACAAAAACGCTATAGTACTTGCAACTAGATTGTTAGGATACGGAGCAGATTACCCAATTAGTTTTTACTCACAAAAAACAGGTGAGCAAATTGATGCTGTTGTTGACTTATCAAAAGTACAAACAAAGGAAGTAGATACATCTATTTTTAACAACAAAAATGAATTTGAATTTACATTACCTTCAAATGGTAAGAAAATAACATTCAAATTACTTACACATGGTGATGAGTTAGCAATTCAAAAAGATATAGATGCTTTAGAAAAATTAAACAAAGATTCATCGTTTGAAATTACTACTAGATTACGTCACATGATTAAAAGTGTAGATGGTAATAACGATATATCAGCAATATCTAGATTTGTTAATGGTATGTTAGCAAAAGATAGTAAGGCTTTAAGAAATTATATAAAATCCATATCTCCTGATGTTGATATGGTATTCACCCACATCCATGAAGATGGAGAAACCGAGGTAGTTCCCATTACGATGGGCGTTGGGTTTTTTTGGCCTTCCGAAAAATCATAGTTTAAATCTTCACACTCAAATATTTGAGATGGTGAATTACGGAAATGGGTTTACGGTAATGGATTTGTATAAAATGCCAACGCATCTTAGAAATTTCTACTACAATAAATTAGTAGATGCTAAGAAAAAAGAGAATGAACAAGTAGAAACAGCAAATAAAGCATCTAAAGTTAGGATTAAGAGATAATTTCCCTTAAATCCTAACTTTTTTGTTTATAAGATATTTATAGATAATAACTTAAATAAATAGATATATGGCAAAGAAATACAAAATATCAAAAAAGAATTTAAATGAATTTTTTGGTTTTTTTGGTGATAAGAAAAAACCAGCACAAATTCAATATGTGATAGATAATGACCCAGTTTTAAAAAAATTGGATAAAGATATTGCTGATTTGAATAAAGCTTCTGCAGATAGAATGTTTAAGAAATATCCAGATACAATAGATATATTAAAAAAATATGGATTATATAAACGATAATATAATTATATAAATGGCAAAGTCCGAAGAAGAAAAATATAAAGGTAATGAAAAGGTACTTAAGCAGCTTGATGTAGTAAAACGTAAAGAGCTTGAACTAACCGAGCTCAAAAAGGCTCAAAAAAAGCTAGATAAAGAAACTCAGGAGTCTAATAAAAAATGGATTGAACAAAAAGAAAAAAATTTAAACAAAGAGAAACAAACATTAGGATATTTTAAGCAACAAGCACAAGAAGCTAAAAGAATTCAAGCTGGATTTGAAGGAGCTACTAAATCATTTGCAAGATTATCTTCAAATGTAAGAAAGAGTTTAACGGAAGGTAAATCGGCCGGTGGAACATATCTTGGATTGCAAAGACAAATATTAGAATTAGAGGAAGCTAAATTTGACATTACCGATGAGCAAAGAGCCCAAAATGTAGAAAATGCATCATTCGCGAAAACTATTACAGATTCATTGTTGCAACAAGCTGAAGCAACAGAAACAGCAAGAGCAGCTTTATTTGGGCAAACCAAGTTAGAGAAAAAAATAGAAGAAATTGAATTAAGAAGAAAAGAGTTGGGAAGTGATTTGGCCGATGAATTAATACATGCAATTCATTTAACAGAAAAATTAGAACTTAAGGAAGAAAGATTAACTGAAATAAAAGAAGGACAAAAAGAATTATATGAAGCAGCTCCAGAATCACTAAAAAGTGCAATTGATTTTACTAAAAAATTAGGAAAGGCAATGGTATCTGGCCCATTAGTGGCGATTGTATTAGTAGCAGCAGCTTTAGCAGCCGGTCTTGAATCATTTAAGGAATTAGATAAAGCATCTGAAGATTATAGGAAGACTACGGGAATGACTGCTAAGCAAACGTATCACCTTGCTCACGATGCACATGAAATAGAAGTATCATTTAGAAAAGCTGGTGTAGAGTTAAAACATGTATTTGATGTAGCTAATGATTTAGGAAACGTGTTTGGTGATATGACTCACTTTTCACAACAAACATTAGGAGCATTAGCAAGTATTCAAGCTAGAACAGGAGCAACATCAGAAACAGCAGCAAAAGTACAAGGTATATTTGAGCAAGTAGCTGGAGTTAGTGGTGAAACTGCAGCTAGTTTACAAATGCAAGTTGCATCATTGGCTCAGCAAGGTAAAGTATCTCCAAAAGAGGTATTAGAAGATATTGCAGAAAACGCTGAAGCAACTTCTACATTTTTTAAAGGAGATGTTACTGCACTTAAAAATCAAGTCATACAAGCACATCAGTTAGGTACAACATTAACTAAAGTAGCTAAAGTAGCAGAGGAATTATTAAATTTTGAAGAAAATATTGATGATGAATTAGTAGCAGCAACTTTTGTTGGAGGGCAATTTAATTTAACTACTGCTAGAGGATTAGCATACGCTGGTAAGACTGTGGAAGCACAAGAAGAAATATTAAATCAATTAAATCAAGGAGTTGGATTTAAAAACCAAGATATATTTGCACAAAAAGCATTGGCAAAAGCAGCTAATATGAGTATTGAAGATATCAATAAGCAATTGTTAATGAAAGAAAAATTACATCATTTAACTGGACAAGATTTAAAAGATGCAGAAGCTGCGGTTGCTGCTGGATTAGATTTAACAAATGTAAATGATGAACAATTGAAGCAAAAGACTGATGAGTTTATTAAAGGACAAAAGATAAATGGACAAATAACTGATATGGAAAATAGTTTTAAAGCTATAGTTGCAACAGTTGGTGGGGCATTAGTACCATTATTTACGGCATTAGGACCTATACTTCAAGTTGCATTACTACCTGTTGAATTAATAGCAAATGGATTTAATAAAATTGTAGGATTTGTTAAAGAATATTCTGGAATAGTGGGTACAATTGCTGCTATAATGGGTACAATGTACGCTTATCAAAAAGGAATTGTATTATATCAAAGACGTGAAGCTGTTTTAAGATTACTAAATATGAGAAGAGCTGCAGCAACGGCATCATTAACCGCATTATCAAATCCGGCTAAAGCCCTTATAGGTTTGGGTGTAGCAGCTTTAGTTGTTGGAGCAGCATCTTCTATGATGGCGGGAGATATAAAATCTCCTGCAGATGGAAAAACTCAAGTATCAACAAAAGAAGGTGGATTGTTTACATTATCACCAAATGATGATTTAGTTGCAGCACCTGGAGCAGCATCAAAAATGGATATGGCATCAAAAATGGGCAAAGGTGGAAATATGGTATCCTCAAATAATGATGGTGGTAAATATATGGCATTATTGGGTAGAGTAGATACATTAATGCAAAAGCTAACAACAGGTGGTATCACAGCACATGCATATATGGATGGTTCAAAGGTTACGGCAAATGTAGCAAGTAATGTTAATAAAAGTACTAGAAACAACTTTGCATTAGGACAAGTATAATAATATAAGATGCCAACAATAGAAGAATTATTTAGAAGTAAAAAATTAAGTAGTGGTAAAACCGCAGAAGAACAATATGCTGTCCGCAATAGTAAAGATAATGAACTAACATCAGCAGCTGGTTTAATGGGATTACCTTTTAAAGCAGCAACGGCAATTAGACGAAAAATATCAACAACTGGTAAGGAAACTTTAATTGAACAAGAAACAACTGGATTAAGAATAATAAGTAAATTATCTTCACCAATTATATATGGTACTAAAATAGCAAGATTCACATTACAACAAAGTGATGATGTTCAAGAAATGAAAAATAGTACTAATCCAACTGGTGCAGGGGGTGGATTGTTAGGTGGTTTGGTAAATTCTGTCAGAGGTGCAATTAATTCGGTAAAATCTATATTAGGTGTTCCTCAAAACATAACACCAACTAAAATATATTTAAATAAAAGTGAATTTAATACCAATAATGTTTTTGTATCGGACACTATGATAAAGCTTGCAGAAATTCAAAAAAAGGGTGGTGGTAGTGCGTTAGGAAAACTTATAGCAAAGGGTATTGGTAGTGGTGGTACTATTAATCAATTAGGAAATAATATTCAGGGTGCAGCTGCAGACGCTGGTAAAAAAGCATTAAAAAATTTATTATTAGGAAGTGGTAATGCAGGACAAATAAATTTAACAAAAAATCAAAATGTAGCAAATCCAATATATCGTACAGACCGACATGGTAAAATTACTACTGATTGGTTATTTTCTTCGTTTTCGCATCAATCAAGTAATGCAAAAAGAAGTAACTATTCACAAACAAAGAACCTTGGTGATGACGTTGAGATTTTTGATAGATATGATTTATCTACGAAATTTATGATGATTGCAGATGAAACAGATAAAGAATTAGATTATTCAAATGTTGATGCTAAAACGATTAAAACAATTATACCAAAAAGACAAGGTTCAGCATATACAAAGTTTCAAAAGAGAAGATTTGATAAAGTATCTTTACAATCAAAATTAGGACTTACAACAAATGAAACAAATGAAGCTGGTAATCAGACATATGGAAAAAATAAAGATAAATTAAATTTATTAACTACATATACACCTGATGCTGCTGGTATTGGTAAAGCTGAAGGTAGCACTGACGGAACTTATGACGATATGGATTTTGTTGCATTAAAATTTTATTCAATAACAAAAGATACTACTGTACAATTTAGAGCAACAATTACTGGATTGACTGAAACATTTGCACCTAGTTGGGACCCATCTAAATTTATAGGAAACCCATTTAATTTTTATACATATAGTGGTATTGAAAGAACTATTCAATTTAATTTTAAAGTATATTCATTATCTGTAGAAGAACATATAGCTGCTTGGCAACGATTGAATTTTTTATCATCATTGGTATATCCAACGTATGATATTGACTACGGAGTTTACACAGTACCGCCATTTTTGAAATTTACATTAGGAAATATGTTTAAAAATAAAGAATGTTTTATTGATTCTTTAATTTATACAATAGATGATAATAATGTTTGGGAAATTGGAATACCATATGCATCGTTGAGTGATACTGGTTGGAATTCAGCAGTAAAAAATTCACCAGCAGCTAATTATAAATTACCTACTGTTATAGATGTTGGTGTTACGTTAAAATTTGTTGAAAATAAACAAACTACAAAATCACATTATGCATTTGGTGATGCACCAACGGCAAAAATAACAAATACAGAAGGAACAACATTACCAGATGTAACTGTAAAATCCTCGGCAAAATTGAAAAAATTAGATGGTTCTATAATACCTAACCCAGCATCAGCTAACATAGCTGCCGCAGCTAAAGCTTCTGCTGATAAGTTATTAAATATGAAGTTATCTGATAAAGCTAATATAGGTATGGCAATGCAACCAAAATCAAAAAAATCAGGTGGTAGGGGTAATAAACAATATATACTGGATGGTGAGGTTGTTAATCAAAAAACATTTGAAGACGCATTAGGAATTCAAAGTGAATAGAAATAATTTTAATAAACTATGATACGAAGATACGATAATAATGAAACCAAAAAAACAACAGATGGTAGAACTGTATATAAATCAAAAATATATCCAAACATACCATTAAGAGATGATGATATCTATGTAGCTACAGAAACTGGAGATAGATTAGATACATTAGCCCATCAGTTTTATAAAGATTCATCGTATTGGTGGATAATAGCATCTGCAAATAATATACATAACGCTGTATTTGCTTTTACGGAAGGTACTATATTAAGAATACCACAAAACTATCTACAAATTTTAAGAAATTTTACTAACTAATGTATCCGCAATTATCTAATATAGAAAAAAAGATAGCAGATAATCTTAGAAGTAGGATAAATACGCATACAGCAACTGGGCTTAGTGTTTGGATGCGAGTATTTGCTGGGGCTGATAACGGATTAATAATTTCATCTAATAATAATTTTGAATTGTTCAAAGCAGCAGGAGAAGGTGCATCTATATATGGGAGTCCTAATTCTGTTGGTAGTATTGGTATAGATTGGAATGGAAATCCTGTTGCTGGTGGTACTGATAGAGGATTGCGTCCATCTCCGGGGATAACATCATTTGAAGTAAAGGAAGGAAAGGACCAAATATCAAAAGAAGCAACTTTAGGAATTAAGTGTTTTTCATTAGGCCAAATGGAACTTATTCAAAAGTATTTTTTAGAACCTGGATATACAATTTGTGTTGAATGGGGTTGGAATACTGATGCCGGTGGTAAAAATATGATAGATACCAATGGTAAAGCAGCTGGAATAATTAAGCAAGCTACGGAAAGGAATTTTAACTATGAAAAATTACATGATATACGATTGGATTCAATGGGAGATTACGATACATTTTTTGGATTTATTGTTGGTGGCAGCGTAACTGCGGATGGTGAACAATGGAATGTGGATATTAAATTAAGAGGAGCTCCTGCACTACCAACATATTTACAATCTCAACAACATATACAACTTCAAAAAACAAATGGAAAAATAGAAAATTCTGGAGATTCCAAAAAATTAAATCCGTATGGTGTTTCAAAAATAGAAAAAGAAAATTCTGATGTTAAAGAAAGACGTTGGGCAAATATGTTCAATTTATTACCAGCACATAGGCAAATACAAGATGTAGATAATTATAAATCAAAATCAGTTGTTGAACAATTTATAAATTTAGATAAATCAATAATAGATGCAATTGTAAGTGATAGTAATGGTGGATTTTGGTCATTTGATAGACCTTTATTTGCAGATAAGGGATCTGGTACTACTGTAACTATTAAAGGTATAGAAGTGCCAAAAGAAAAGCTATGGTCCCCACACTCATATATTAGGATGGATTTGGCAATTGAAATTTTAAATAGAAATGGCGCTTTAACTTCATATGAATTTGGAGATAAAAAAGTAAGTGTAAAGATTGATATATCAAAATCAAAAATAGGTGCATTTCCATTTATGTTTTCAACAAAATCATCAGTATTAGTTATACCTGGTGATATTCCTGATTTTAGACAATATTTTTGGAATGCTGGCGAAGTTACACAAGAAGCAAATGGTGTATTGATGGTTTCAACAAAAGACCCAACAAAACCTATTTCAGCAAACCCAATTGATGCATCAATCAACGGAATACGATTTGTAGAGCAAGTTCCATTGGATACTTCAAATAATGATGGAGATACTATTTCTGAAAAGAAAGGATATTGGGGAAGATTAAAAAATTTATATGTTAATTTTGATATGTTCGTTGAAAAGATAAATCAACCAAACAAAACTATAAGAGAAGTACTTTTAGATATATTAAATGAAATGTCTGCGGGAGCAAATGAGTTTTGGAATTTTCAAATAGTAGAGCAGGTATTAAAAAAGGATGATGAAATTATTGGATTAAAAAAAGGTGATGTTGCATTGACTGTAATTGATGAAAATTGGATAGGTGATAATCCGAATAAAGAAAAAACTCAAATATTTTGGCATAGTGGTACTCTTTCATCTTTTTTAGAATCAACATTAGAAATTGCAATCCCATCTGAAATGACTGCTCAAATAGTTTCACAAAGATTAGGAAGAGCAACACAACCAAGCATGCCTCATATTAGTACAGCTAAAGGTGGATTTTTTGAATCAAAGCAAGACTTGTTTTCTTTAAAACCAAGTGAGATAGCTAATCCTAAAACAGAAAAAGAAAAAGAAGATGAAGCAGTAAATGCACAGCTTGAAGAATTGGCAAAAGTACCATTAACACCTGAACAAGAAGCAAATAAAAAAATTAGAGAGAAGAAAAATCAAATAGCAGAGGCTAGAGAAGCTTTAGCTAAAATAAATGAAAAAGTTCAAGCAAATTCAAATGATGCAACAACAGAAATAAGAGGTAGTGGTATGGGACAATATGTGGTTAAAGTAGATGGTGTTGATTTAGCAGCTGCTAAAAAAGAATATGCTGATAAATTTAAAGATGTAACGGCATTGGAAGCTGAATTAGAAGCCGCACAAGATGAAAAATGGCAAGTAGAAAGGGGTGCATATGAAACAAAACAAGCTGCAATTAGTAATAACTTATCAAAGATTGAATTAGTTCCGAATCCTGAATTGTTAGATGCACCTGAAGCTATGACTGAAGAGAATGATTTAAACAAACCTGACGTATTTGACCAAAGATTTCGTATTTATACTTTTGATGATAAATCATTCTTTGATAGATTAAAAAACGATGTATTTGTTACAAAAGGTGGTTTATCGCATCCATTACCAATACATTATACATTTAAAACATTGGGAATAAGTGGAATACGATTTGGAGATACCTTTCATATAAGAGGAATTCCAAATAAATATTATTTACATGGAATATTTCAAGTACAAAAAATAGAACATACTTTAACTAATATGATATGGACAACTATCATTACTGGTGGATTTAGAGCATTACAATCAACAATTTCATCAGAAACAGCAAGTACATCAGTAAATTCATTAGGAAATGCATCGGGAAAACCAGCAGCACCTGGAGGTATTATGTCTCAAGATGCGGCATCCGCAATACCATTCACCAATACATCATCACCAAAAACATTTAAACTATAATTTATTATGCCAATTAATGTAGATAGATATGATAGTATAGCTAAAAATTTATATTTGTTTAAACCTAAACAAATTGATACTATAATTCCAATGCCAAATGATTCTGATTATAAGTCTGGATATATTAATAGATATTTTGTACAAAAATCAAATGATATAGCATCTCCTATTTTTGAAATATCTCAAAATCAGTACCCAACTTTTTTACGAAACCCATTTTATACTGCAGTAACAATATTATGGAGATTGATAGGAACTAATGATGAAATTTCCGAATCAAATTTTAAATCAATAAGATTCGTACATAACGATATGCCCAATTTATACAAATATATTGGAAATACTTTACAATTTTCTAAACAATAATTTGGTA